AAAACTTGGCAACATTCTTTAACTATGTTTATTGAAGAGCTAGATGAGAAATGGTTAACTAAGGAGGTAGCAAAATGAATAACTATAAAAGAAAACTAACGGAAAAAACCATAAATTTTTATCCTCCCGACAAGGAATGCTACGCCTGTTATGACACAGGAATCGTTAACAATTCAGATCGGTTAGTTAACCGACTTTATTGGAATGATTACGATATCGATGAAAAGGGCAGAAAGTTTGCTGGCTCTGATGCCGCCATAATATGTCATTGCAAAAGAGCTTATCAACAATTAGATGAGGAACAAAATGTTATTAATTCTGGATATAGAGATTCCTTAGGTAATATTAAAACAATCGTAACTTCCAGTGGTGAACACACTTTGGGGGTTTCTTTATCTAAAGACGAAACTAGAATGTTGCATAATAAAAGAAAGGAATCTTGGCAAGTTAGTGTTAAATTAATGAACGAATATCGTCTGCAAAATATAAACAATTCAAAAAAAGAATTGCCTTATTTTATACAAACTGTCAAAGAAACTTTAAAAAATACACCTTCCTTGTTTTCATTTCCAACAGAAAAAGCTACTGTTGAATCAATGAAACTCAACCAAAGTGAACCACCGCCTTCCTAAAAACCTATTATACGAGTCGGCACAAGCAAGGGAAAAAAGAGAAAATATAGAATTCTCTAAGCAAAACCCACCTCCAGTTCCTCTTGCAAATTTGATGAGTTACAACTGGCCTGTTCATATGAATTGGGGTGATTGGTATTTAGACGAGAAATCCTACTCTCTTGATTTGATGCCTGATTGCCATTTTGGTGTTTGGGACCATGAGGAGCCTTTATATTCAATTAATTTATTAGAAGTTTGTTCTGCCAACGACATGATTCGTTGGTTTTTTCACTTGCATGGAAAGAATCCGCATCTTTATGGAGAAAATTTAGTGACCGATCTTTTTTATGCTTTTCATGAAATTTACAACGATTTTAAGTTTGATTTGCAAAAGATGGGTCAAATAGTATGTCCAACTGCAGTTGTTAAACTGCATATAAAAAAATATAATCACTTTAAAAAGAAAATTTAAGTTATGACCTTAACTTTGACCAACTGGAAATTAGACATCTGTAGGGATATAGATAAACGTGATCTTCCAGAGTGGTTAAAAACAAATTGTTTAAAAATTATTGTTAATTTGCCTGATGACCATAAAGATTGGAAAGAATATCATTATGAGCTTTTCATTAAGGCAATTTGTGAAGGTATTACCAAAAAGAAAAAATGAAAATCAACGAACTTAAAAACGATCACAAAAATGCAAGAAAAAGAACTGACCGTTCCTCTGCCCTAATAAAAGAGTCTCTTCAAAGATATGGAGCTGGTCGTTCTATAGTTATCGATGAAGAGAATCGAATCCTTGCTGGTAATGGAACAATCGCTGGGGCAAGAGCAGCTGGTATAAAAAATGTCAGAGTAATTGAAACTGAAGGAGATGAAATTATTGCGGTAAAAAGAAAAGGATTATCGGAAGATCAGAAGGTTGGTCTTGCTTTGGCTGATAATAGAACTTCAGATTTATCCGAGTGGGATAAAGAGATGTTGCACCAACTTTCAGAGGACCACGATATAGATCCATTTTTTACAAAAGAGGACCTCGCAGAAATACTTGGCGAGCCAGATATTATTCCAAGCGAAGGTCTAACAGACCCCGACGAAGTTCCTGAAACTCCAGAGGAAGCAACGGTTAATTTTGGTGAGGTTTGGAAACTTGGAAACCATAAATTATTGTGCGGAGACTCAACTGATCAAAACCAATTACAGTCTTTGATGGAAAACGAACTGGCAGACCTTTGGTTAACTGATCCTCCTTATAATGTGAACTACGAAGGAAAAACTGCAGATAAATTAAAAATACAAAATGACCAGTTTGCAGATGAAGAATTTAGACAATTTTTGGCTTCGGCTTATGTGGTTGCTTCTCATTACCTTAATGACGGTGCTTCCTTTTATATCTGGCATGCAGACTCAGAAGGTTATAACTTCAGAGGAGCAGCAAAAGATGCCAACTTGCAGATAAGGCAATGCCTGATTTGGGTAAAGTCAGCTATGGTTATGGGTCGCCAAGATTATCACTGGCAACATGAACCATGCCTTTATGGATGGAAAAAAGGGGCTTCTCACTTTTGGAATGCAGATCGCAAGCAAACAACGGTTCTTAATTTTGATAAACCAAACCGAAACAAAGAACATCCAACTATGAAACCAGTGGACCTGTTTCAATATCAAATGACCAATTCAACAAAGCCAAACGACTTAATACTTGATACTTTTGGTGGCTCAGGCACAACTTTAATTGCTGCAGAAAGAATACAAAGGCAAGCTCGCCTTGTTGAACTTGATCCAAAATACTGCGATGTAATAATTAAAAGATGGGAGAATTTCACTGGAAATAAAGCAGAGCGTGTAGTATTTAACTAAATACTTTATTTTATGGGGAAAAAAGGAACACAAGCAGAGACAATTGTCAGGGCTCAAAGGCTTGCTCGGATAATTGCTAACGGTGGTCGTCGTTCTGATTGCGTTCGTTATGCTTCCGAGAATTGGGGGGTGGGAGAAAGAAGCGTTGCAAAGTATTTACAGATAGCCAGAAGCGAATTGAAGAAGGATTGGGATATGGAACGACCTCAGATGATTGCGGAACTTTTGGCCCAATGCAGCACCTTACAAATGGAAGCAAGAAGGGCTGGTCAATTTAATATTGCACTTGGAGCGATTAATACTGCAGCCAAACTTGCACATCTAGTCTCATGAGTCTCTTAGAAACCGTCTCGCAAGGCCATGTTTTATTTGAAGAAGGCTTCAGCTATATTCCCTCCTCAAAAGATGTAATAAAAAAAGTAAAAAGTAAATTGCTCCCTCATCAAGCATCTTTTTGTGATGATACAAGTCATCGCAAACTTGCTCTCGTTTGTGGCTTCGGTGCTGGTAAAACTTACGCTTTAGTTTCTAAAAGTATTATTCTTGCTTGTATGAACGTTGGACACATATCTGCCATATTTGAACCAACAAGCCCGATGCTCAGAGATATTTTGATGCGAACTATGAACGAGCTTCTTGAGGAGTGGGAGATACCTTATACTTTTAGAGCTTCGCCTTTGCCTGAATACCAACTTACTTTTGAAGAAGGAACTCATACGATCCTACTGAGAACCATTCTGACTTATCAAAGATTGAGAGGACAGAACCTTTGTGCGGTTGGATTTGATGAGGCCGATACCGTAAATAAAAGAGACGCAGAGCAAGCGATGAACATGGCTCTTGCAAGATTAAGGTCAGGCAATATTCAGCAGTTTTATGCAACAACAACTCCCGAAGGTCACGCTTGGGCTTTTGAGACTTTTGAAAAAAACGCAAAGGAGGATACAAGATTAATAAAAGCAAAAACAAGTGATAATCCTTACTTGCCAGAGGGCTTTATTGATAGTTTATTAGAAAATTATCCTCCGCAACTCATACAAGCCTATTTGAATGGAAATTTTACCAACTTAACCACAGGAGCTGTCTATTCCAGATTTGATCGAAACAAACATTTAATTAATAATATTCCTTTCGATATAAAGATGGAGACCCTCTTGATAGGGATCGATTTTAACGTAATGAATTGTAATGCCGTCGTTGCGGTAAAAGACGGTGAGAAATTAATTGTAATAGATGAAATAATAAAACAAAACGATACAGATGCACTGGCTCAAGAAATTAAAAGAAGGTATCCTACGAACAGAATATTAGTTTACCCAGATGCAAGTGGTGCTGCCAGATCGACGATCAACGCTTCAAAGACAGATATTGCAATTCTCGAAGGCTACGGTTTCTCAAGCATGGCATTACGCAGCAACCCACCGATCAAAGATAGAGTTCAAACCTTACAAGCACTCTTGGAAAACAGCAAAGGATGGGTGCGTTTGGCGATTCATGCCAGTTGCAGACGCTTAATTGAATGTTTAGAATTGCAAAGTTATGATGAAAAAAGTGGAGATCCAGATAAGCAGAATGGATATGACCACCTCAACGATGCTTTAGGTTATCTTGTGTTTAGAGAATTTTCAATT